GCCTTGGTTTGATACATCGTTATTCCCGTGTTTTAGCCTGTTTTTCATGACTTCAACCACCCCAGCCACCGCGGCCTACGATCGCTTCAAGGATCGCTCGGCCCAGGCAAAGCGGGAGGTCTCGGCCAAGGGTCGCGACATCGGCGAGATGCCGCCGATCGCCGAGCCGAAGCGCCGCAAATCCTGCCGGCTCGACTTCCGCCTCTTCTGCGAGACGTACCTGCCGGAGTCGTTCGTGATCGCCTGGTCGCCCGACCATCTGACGGCGATCGCCAAGATCGAGGCCGCCGTCTTGAAGGGCGAGCTCTACGCCTTCGCGATGCCTCGCGGCTCTGGCAAGACCACGCTCTGCGAGGCTGCCTGCTTGTGGGCGATGCTCTACGGCCACCGGCAATTCATCGTTGCCATCGGTGCCGATCAGGCGATCGCCTCGTCGATGGCCGACTCGATGAAGGCCCAGATCGAAAACAACGACCTCCTCCTCGACGACTTTCCGGAGGTCTGCTACCCGGTTCGGTGCCTCGACCGCATCAGCCAGCGGGCGAAAGGGCAGACCTACCAGGGCCAGCCGACGGAGATGAGTTGGGCAGCCGATCAGATCACGCTCCCCTACATCAAGGGCTCGCCGTCTGCCGGGGCGTGCGTGCGTGTCGCCGGCATCACCGGCCGCATCCGCGGTCTCAAGCACACCCGCCCCGACGGCAAAACGCTCCGGCCTTCGCTGGTGCTCATAGACGACCCGCAGACCGACGAGTCGGCCGCGAGCCCGTCGCAGTGCCAGACCCGCGAGAAGATCCTCTCAGGTGCCATCCTCGGCCTCGCCGGGCCGGGGGCAAAGATCGCTGGCCTCTGCACGATCACGGTGATCCGGCCCGACGACCTGGCCGACCGCCTCCTCGACCGAGTGCGGCACCCCTCTTGGCAGGGCGAGCGGACCAAACTCGTCTACGAGTGGCCGACGGCCGACGACCTTTGGTCGGAATACGGCGAGCTGCGGCGGTCGGGCCAGCGTAACGGCACCGGCACGGCCGAGGCCGACGCCTTCTACGTCGAGCGGCGGGAGGCTATGGACGCCGGCAGCCGAGTGGCGTGGCCGGAGCGGCTCAACCCCGACGAGACATCCGCGATCCAACACGCTTGGAATCTGCGGATCGACCGTGGCGAGTCTGCCTTCCACGCGGAATACCAGAATCAGCCGATCGCCGAGGATGTCGCCAGCGACAAACTCGACAAGCGGGCGCTCGCCGGTCGGGTGACGACGCTCGCCAAGGGCGTGGTTCCGGCGAATCACCACCAGCTCACCGCCTTTATCGACGTTCAGGATCGCGTTCTCTTCTGGCTGGTCTGCTCGTGGTCGGAGTCGTTCGGCGGGAATATCGTCCAGTACGGTTGCTACCCAGACCAGGGCGTCTCCTACTTCGAGGCGGGATCGGCCAAGCGGACGCTCGCCAAGGCCGGCGGCGTCGAGGGCTTCGAGGCGGCGCTCCACGCCGGCCTCGACACTCTGACGCAGATGCTCATCGGCAAGGAGTGGAAACGGGAGGACGGGGCTGCGATGCGGATCGGGCAGCTCATGGTCGACGCCAACTGGGGCAAGAGCACGGCCACCGTCCGGACGTTCGCCAAGCGGAGCCCGTGGGCCTCGACGATCCTGCCCAGCCACGGCCGCGGCATCGGTGCCTCGTCGCCGGCCCTCACCGACAAGGGGAAGGCACGGGGCGACAAGATCGGCCTCAACTGGCGGATCGGCAACATCAACGGGCAAAGGTCGGTGACCTACGACACGAATTACTGGAAGACGTTCGTCGCCGCCCGCCTGCGGCTGGCGACGGGCGATCCTGAGGCGCTGGTGATCCACGCCGGTGAGCACGACCTCCTCTTCGACCATCTGACGAACGAATACCCGGTTCGCACCGAGTCGGCCCGTGGTCGAGTGGTCGACGAGTGGAAACTTTCCGGCACTCGCTGGGAGAATCACTGGTGGGATTGCCTGGTCGGTGCTGCCGTGGCGGCTTCAATCGCTGGCGTCCAGCCGACGGCCACCGAGTCTGGCGGACGGCAGCGGCGGAAGGTGGCGATCCCGACGGCAGCGGGCGGCAGGCAGCGTATCGAGATCAAGAGGCTCCGATGAGTAGCGGATTGATTCTCGCCGTGGGCGTTGTCTATCTCGTCGTGGCCGTTGACCAATACCGTCAAGGGGCTCCCGGTATGGCGATCGCCTGGTTTGGCTACGCCTTGGCGAACGTGGGCCTCGCCATGGCTGCCAAGTAGGTTCCACACCCCCTGCGGTTTGCTGGCCGCAGTCTCTACCGTCGCAGCATGAGCGACGAAGTATCCAACGCACTGAAGCAGGCGGCCGTCGGACCCAAGCGGGTCCGCACCGACGCCGGCGAGGTCGAGGCCCACGATCTCGACCAGCAAATCGAAGCCGACAAGTACCTCGCCTCGAAGGCGGCGGTCTCCGGCACCGGCAACACCCGCCGCGGCCTGCGTTTTAACAAGTTGATCCCGCCGGGGACGATCTAAGTGGGCCTTCTGGGCAACATCTTCTCGAAGCCTCGACCGGCAGCGGTTCCGATGCCCTCGCGCGTGCGTGCGAAGTACGACGCCGCCTCGGCAGGCGACGACGTGCGGCACTGGAGCAACGCCGACGCATTTGCGGCCGATGCCGCCCTCTCGCCCAGCGTCAGGCGGACGCTCCGCAACCGTGCTCGCTACGAGCGGGCCAACAACTCGTTTCTCGCCGGCATCTCCTCGACGCTCTCCTACGACCTTGTCGGCACCGGCCCCCGGCTGCAGCTTAACAGCGGCGACACTGAGGTCGACCGCCAGGTCGAGCGGTCTTTTTTCGATTGGACGTGGTCGGTCGACTTGGCCGGCAAGCTCCGCACGATGCGAGAGGCCCTGGTTGTCGACGGTGAGGCCTTCGCCCTCATGGTGAACAACCCGCGGCTCTCGGGTGTGCAGCTCGACATCCGGCTAGTCGAGGCCGAGATGGTGGCGACGCCGACGGAGTTGATGAGCCAGACGATCACGCCCGAAGGAAACGTCGTCGACGGGATCGAGTTTGACGGGATCGGCAACGTGATCGCCTACCAGGTGCTCTCGTTCCACCCCGGCTCCAACTACCGTGTGAATAACCTGCAATTCCAGCGGGTGCCGTCCGCCCAGATGGTGCATTGGTTCCGAGCCCAGCGGCCCGGCCAGCATCGAGGCGTTCCGGATGTCGCTCCGGCCCTGCGGCTTTTCGGCCAGCTGCGCCGCTACACCGAGGCGGTGATCGCCGCTGCGGAGACGGCCGCGGACTTTGCAGCCTTCCTGCACTCCAACTCACCGGCCGCCGAGGTCGACGAGGTGACGGCCTTCGCCGAGATGCCGATCGAGAAGCGGAGCATGGTGACCCTGCCGGAAGGCTGGGACATTTCCCAACTGCGGGCCGAGCAACCGACCACGCAATATCCGGCCTTTGTGCGGCAGATCCTCGGAGAGATCGGGCGTTGCCTGAACCTGCCGTTTAACGTCGCCGCCCTCGACTCCTCGAATTACAACTACGCCTCCGGCCGTATGGATCACCAGATCTACGGCATGACGCAGCGCGTCGACCGCGACACGCTTGAGCGGGTGATGCTCGACCGGGTGCTCGCCGCCTGGGTCAACGAGGCCTCGCTCGCCGGCCTGCTTCCCGAAGGCCTCCCGCCCTTCTCCGAGTGGGATTGGTCGTGGCAGTGGGACGGCAAGGATCACGTCGACCCGGCCAAGGAAGCCAACGCCGCCGAGACACGCCTCCGCACCCATACGACCACCCTCGCCGCCGAATACGCCAAGGCTGGCAAGCAGTGGGACGTAGAGCTCCGGCAGCGGGCCGCCGAGGTGGCGCTGATGAAAGAGCTAGGCCTCTTTATCGACCCAACGCCCGAAGTGAATTACGGCGGCACGCTCGACGAGAACGGCGAGCCAGAGGGGGCCGACGCATGAGCGACGACTACTCCGACCTCGACGACACCTTTGACCTTGTGGACTTCCTATGAGCAGCAACATCAAGCTCGATACCAACGTCACGTTTCTCCAGGCTGCCGACGGCGAGTCGGCACCAGCTACGAAGAAGTTTCGGATCGTCGCCTACACGGGCGCTTCGATCCGGCAGGGCTGGAGCCGCGAGCCGGTCGTGATCGACCTGGCTGGCATGACGCTCCCGGCCACGATCCCGATCGTGCTCGGCCATGACTACGCCCTCGGGTCGATCCTCGGCCAAGGCGTGCCGAGCGTTCAGGGCGGGCAGCTCGTCGTCGAGGGCGAGATCCTCGCCGACAACGAGAACGCCCGCCAGGTGCTCGCCCTCGCTGCCGCTGGCTACCAGTGGCAGGCGTCGGTCGGTGCCGATGTCGGTCGGCACCTCAAGTTTGGCGAAGACCAATCAACAACCGCAAACGGGCAAGCCCTCGTCGGGCCTGTCCGAGTCGTTCGGGCCTCCACACTGCGGGAGACCAGTTTTGTAACCCTCGGGGCGGACCGCAGTACCGCCGTCTCTATCGCTGCCGAAGAGGCAGCAGAGGAGTCAACCATGGCTGACGAAGCCAACCAGACGCCCGCAGAGGAGCCCATCGTGGCTGCTGCTGTGGAAGGCACGGCGAGCGTCGCCGTGGAAGCCCCGAAGGTCGAAGCCGGTTCGAGCGACGAGCTCAAGGCCAAGATCGAAGACCTCACCAAGAAAGTCGAAGACATGCAGAAGCTCAACGCCACGCGCGACGAGCGGGCAGTCGCCCCCTCGGTCCACGTCTCCCAGCCGGCGGCGATCACGCCCGAAGTGATCGAGTGCTCCTTCGCCCTGCAGGGCGGCCTCCCCGGCGTCGAGACCAAGTATGACGCCAAGACGCTCGAAGCGGCCCACAAGGCCCGCCGCGACCTGTCGATCGGCGAGGTCATCGTCCAGGCCGCAGTTGCCAACGGCTACGAAGGCGGTCGCCGCCTCAACGCCTCCACGATCCGCCCGATCATGCAGGCCGCCTGGGCGACCCATGCGATCAGCGGCATCCTGAGCAACACGGCCAACAAGTTCCTCCTCGCCGGCTTCGACGGCGTCGAGAGCGCTTGGCGGTCGATCTCGGCCGTGCGTAGCGTGAATGATTTCAAAACCTTGACCTCGTATCGTCTCAACGGCGGCATGAAGTTTGCGAAGGTTCCCAACGGCGGCGAGCTGAAGAACGCCTCGGCCAGCGAAGAGAGTCGGACGATCTCGGCGGACACCTACGGGATCATGACCTCGGTCACCCGTACCGACCTGATCAACGACGACCTCGGTGCTCTGACTGCGGTCCCGCAGCGGATCGGCCGTGGCGGCGCTCTGAAGCTCAACGACGTGTTCTGGGCGGACTTCGTTGACGATGCGGCCTTCTTCACCGCTGGCCGTGGCAACCTGTCCTCGGGCTCGCTGGCCCTGTCGATCGCCAACCTGAAGGCGCTCGCCACCAAGTTCCGGAAGTTGAACGATCCGGACGGCAACCCGGTCGCGGTGACGCCGCGCATCCTGCTCGTGCCGCCCGATCTTGAGATCGCCGCCTCGGAGATCATGGGCTCTGCCTTGATCCACGGGACGAGCGGTGCCGCTGGCAGCACCAACGTCCTGGCCGGTCGCTACCAGGTCGTGTCGTCGGTCTACCTGACCAACACGACCGACTATTACCTGCTTGCATCGCCGGCCGATATGCCGGTGATGGAAGTGGCGTTCTTGAACGGCGTCCAGAGCCCGATCGTGGAGACGGCCGAGGCCGACTTCAACACGCTCGGAATCCAGATGAGGGGTTATTTTGACTTTGGCGTTGCCAAGGCTGAATACCTCGCCGGCATGAAGTGCGACTCGGCTACCTAATTGTCACCTAGCGGGCTGGCGACGGTGCCAGCCCGCTAGGGCTTTTTCAACAACCAATTTCTCCAACGAGGTGTTTCAATGGCTTCTTATGTTCAGGTTGGTGACCTCCTCGACTACACGCCAGCTTCCGCCGTGGCGGCTGGCGACGTGGTCGTGATCGGTTCGCTCGTGGGCGTGGCTCCGCGGGCGATCGCTGCCAACGCCGTCGGCGCTCTGGCGGTCGAAGGCGTCTTCGAGATCCCGTGTGCGACCGGTGCGACCGGCGCTCAGGGCTCGGCGATCAGCTACTACGCGACCTCCGGCGTGGCTCATGCGTCAACGGGAACCGCGGCCGGCAAGCTCGCCAAGGCCCGTCTCGTGGGTGACACGTCGGTCCATGTTTTGTTGAACAAGTAGTTCCACACCGCAACCCCCGGCAGGTGCGCCGCCTCCTCCAGGCGCGCCGCCGGGGCGTTGTGGCCTTGGGAGGTGATCGTGGCAGATATGCTCGCGGACGGCGCGGCGTGGTTGACCGGACAGCTCAAGGCTGTCGCCGGGTCAGCCGTGACCTACCGTCGTGGCAGCGATGAAGCCGAGGTCGTGGCTACGGTCGGTCGTTCGCAGTTTGAGGCCGCCAACCAAGCGGGCGTCGTCGAGACGTGGGAGTCGAGAGACTTCCTCGTCACGACTGCCGACCTGCCCTACGGCGACCCTGAGCGTGGCGACGTGATCGTCGAGGCGAGCGGCGAGACGGTTGTCGAGTATGAGGTGACGAGCCCCCGTGGCGTGCCTGAGTGGCACTATGGCGATGCCTTCCGGTCGATTGTCCGAATCCACACGGTCCAGACGGATGCGGGCGTGACCTACCTCGCAACGGAACTGGGCGAACAACTCACAACTGAGGCCGGCGAGCCGCTGGCGATCTGATGGCAACAAAGAAAATCTCACAACTGACGCTCGCGACCGGCGTGACCGGCGTCGACCAGGTGCCGATCGTGCAAGGCGGCGTAACGAAGCGGGCCGCCGTTTCGCTCCTCGGTGGAATCGGTGCCACGGGGCCGACGGGATCCGCTGGCTCATCGGTGACCGGGCCGACCGGCCCTGCCGGTGCTGGCGAGGTCTACCAGAGCGAAACCGCCCCCGGATCCGCGGCGACCGGCTCGACGTGGCTCGACACGGCTACCGGGAAATACTTCACCCGCTACGCCGGCCTCTGGGTCGAGGTCGGCGGCAAGCACTACACCTGAGCGACACATGCCTTTTTACTCGTTACCGACTGGTGGCTCTCCCGTTCTCGCGGGCAGCGGTGCGCCTACCGGCGCTGTCGGCAACGTGGGCGATCTCTTCATCGACCGGAGCAACAAGCTGCTCTACGGCCCGAAGGAGATCGGCGGCTGGCCGAGCGGGCCTGTCGATCTGAGCAACGGGCCTACGGGCAGTACGGGAGTCACGGGCAGCACCGGCCCAGGCGTGACCGGGCCGACAGGCGTGACGGGCGGCATTGCCTTTGCGGCGACCGGCCCGACGGCTCCGACGGCCGCCGGCCTAACCGTGGCCGGTGCCATCTGGCTCGACGACTCAACCGGAAAGTATTACGTCCGCTACGGCTCGCAGTTCATCGAGATCGGCGTCCAGGGCGAGCGCGGGGCTACGGGCGCTGCGAGCACCGTGACCGGGCCAACTGGCCCACAGGTGACCGGGCCGACTGGCGCTGCGAGCACCGTGACCGGCCCTACGGGCAACACGGGCAGTACGGGCGCTGCGAGCGTCGTGACCGGGCCTACCGGACCGTCTGCCGGCCCAACTGGCAGCTCCGGCCCGACCGGACCGGCAGGCTCCTTCTCTGACGCCCAAAGCATCAACGCACTCGCAACCGGCTACACGCTCGTGCTCGCCGACGCCGGCAAACTCGTGACGATGGACGCTGCCACCGGCACGATCACCGTCACGATACCGCCGGCCAGCTCGGTCGCCTTCCCAACTGGCACTCATGTCGATGTCGCTCGGCTCGGCGTTGCCGCTGTGCGGGTCACCGGAGCGACGGGCGTGACAGTCAACGCAACGCCGGGCAGCAACCTACGGGCGAGGTATTCAGCCGCCACGGCGATCCGCTACGCGGGCGACACTTGGCTCGTCGTGGGAGATCTGTCATGAGGGGAAAGGCTGGGATGTTTTGCCGACTTCAGCCGATTTATCCGTCGATGATTGCTGGAATTTCTGGCTGGTGGGACGCCTCAGACTCTTCGACACTTTTTGACGCTACTTCGGGCGGATCGCAAGTCTCTGCCGATGGCAGCGTCGCTCGCTGGCAAGACAAGAGCGGGAGCGGGCGGAACTGGACACAGAGCAACAACTCAATTCGCCCAACTAGAAAGACATCAATCAGGAACGGTCTTGATGTATTGCGATTTTCATCATCAATGATGGCATCTTCGTCATTTTCGATCGGCAATCTCTTGGCGGCCACGCAGCACACGGTTTTTGCAGTGGCGGTGGCGTCGAGTGCTGCGAGCGACTCCAGTTTATCGCAGGAAAACGCGGCGATCATTCAGGACGACCCCGCATATGGCGCGACCGGACTTTTTGCGTTTCGCTCAAGCAATGCTGTCGGATCATACGGTTATGGAGAAGATGGTCACACTCAGTCCGTAAAGTCATATTCGATAGGTGACTGGGCGTGTTTCACTTCACGTTATTCGTCTTCAGCAATCACTATTTACGTTAATGGAGCTTCCGGAACGGCGTCGGCTTCAATAGGCAGCTTCGGATTTCTTGACGGCGTATCCGCTCAAATTGGCGGCGGATACGCAGGCTACTTTGATGGCGACCTAGCCGAGCTCATCACGTACAACGTGGCCCTCTCAGCAGGCGACCGCGAAGCGGTAGAGTCTTACTTACAAACAAAATGGGCCATCACATAAAGGCTTAAACAATGCCCCTGACATTCCCCTCCTCGCCGACGCTCAACCAGCAGACGACCACGGGCGGGCGTACCTACAGTTGGAACGGCCAAGCCTGGGAGCTCGTCGGCAGCGGCATCGCTGGGCCAACGGGCGTAACCGGGCCGACCGGCGCGAGCGTAACCGGCCCCACGGGCAGCGCCGGTGCAGCCGGTGCCACGGGCGTTACAGGCGCAACGGGATCTGCCGGAGCCGCTGGTGCGGCCTCGACCGTCACCGGACCCACGGGCAGCACTGGGCCAGGCGTAACGGGGCCTACGGGATTGAGCTACACCAACGTCGTCGTGACGCCGACCGGCCTCTCGGCCGTCACCGTGACCGGCTACAACCCCGGCAGCGGCGACATCTACCGCCTGGTGGCGACGACCGGCGTCTCGCTGCAGGGCCTCGGGATCACGGGCATCGATGGCGATAGCAAGCTCTTTGTGAACGTCGGCACGACGGGCTCAATCACGCTTAATCATGCCACTGGCCCCAACGGCAACGCACAGTTTGCCGTACCGTGGCAGGGCAACTATGTGCTCGACACTCGCGGCGGCGCGGCTCTGCTCGTCTACGACTCGACCTCCTCCGTCTGGCGTGTCGTCTGACGACGCTATATCACCTCCAAGAGCGCAATTCCCTATGGCGATGAACGCAAGACTCCTTCGGCCGCTGGCAAAGTTTCAGTCGCCATTAGCCTTTTCTCCCCTTGCCCTTTCCGGCCTGCAACTCTGGCTAGACGCCGCAACGTCGGCGTCAATGACGCTCAACAGCGGCAACGTATCGGCGTGGTCCGACAAATCTCTTTCAGGTAACAACGCCACGCAGTCAACCGCCCTTAATCAGCCAGCATACGTTGCAAACTCAGTCAACGGCCTTGGGTCTGTTGTGTTTGATGGGTCGGATGATTCGCTTGTGGTGCCGATCTCAGGGCTTGCGGATGCGGAAACGCATTGCTTCGCGTGGGTGTTTGCAAGGCTCGGAGAGGGTGCAAACGACGGATATAGTCCAACGATTGGAGTCCTGAAAAGTTTCTCCGACGATCTCGGCGCGCTCCACTACATTAAAAACGACCTATCTGCCGCGTCCTATCCGTATTATAGTCCTGGGCGTCTTAACTACGACGGCTTTGGCAGTTATGAGCAGGATGCGGTTGAAGTAATATTATTTTCGCTACGATCCGGCGATTTTTCCGTTTTCAAAAACGGGAGCTATGAGGGTGGAGCTGGTTTCTCCGGTGCCCCCGAGTCGGAAATCGCAGGTATTTCATTAGCGACCCAGCAAACCCCCGTACGCTACTCAAACGTGCGTTTGTGTGAGGTTGTTGCCTTGTTTGGGCAGTCGGCCGCAGACGAGCAAAAACTGGAAGCGTATTTAGCGCACAGGTGGGGCGTTCAGTCAAAGTTGCCCGCGTTGCACCCATACAAGGACGCTGCGCCATGAGATACTTTCGATCAACAGCCTTGGTGTATGAGTCTGTGCGGGCAGTGTTAGATGCTGCGTGGGGCTACCCCAACGCGGACACAAAAACCCAAACGGCCATCCCGCCAGTCGCATCGCTTCCAAGCGACCAGCAGGGGCGCGTTTATCTGGCTGTTCCAGATTTTTACTCTGAATACGAAGCGGTGGCCGCAATGCTGCCAACGCTCCTTGCTGGCGGCCAAATTGAAGAAGTCACAAAGGCGCAATACCTAGAGGTCTTGCCCAAGCCGGTTCCCGGTCGATACGGCGTAGCGTAGTGACGCTATCCCAACTAGATAGCGCGATCCGCCTCAGATTTAGGGATAGACCAATTTGACTCCGCGCGTAGGCTCGGGGAATGGACGCAAAGCACGAGCCGACGCACGTTGTCGAAGTCTTCATGGCTGGCGACATCGACCACGCCAAGCAGGTGATCCGGCGATTCTGCCGCGACGTTTGCTGCTGCGTCACCGTCACCCCGACCACGTTCATCTACAAGGGCGGCGAGGAAACCGGCTTCGTCGTGGGCTTTCGCAACTACCCACGATTCCCGACCGATGCCTACACCCTGCGGAACACTGCCCGCGATCTGGCAGACCGGCTCCGCGAGGAGCTGGCCCAACGGTCCTACATGATCGTGGACGCCAGCGGCACCACTTGGAGCACCGACGATGCCTGAACACCACTTCCTGAACCTGGGGGCTGGCGTGCAGTCCACGGCCCTGTATCTCATGAGCATCGACGGCAGCGAGCCAGAGGTGCCACGGTTTGACGCTGCGATCTTTGCGGATGTTCAGGAGGAGCCGGACGAGGTCTACAGGCATCTTGAGCACCTCAAGACTCTAGGCGGGCCGCCGATCATTGTGACGACTGCGGGCAGACTTGGGGACGCCTTGGATCAAGGCTCGGACGCCAAGGGCAACCAGCGAACGGACGGCGGCCACTACATCTCCATTCCGGCCTATACGCTCAATCCGCAGACAGGAGACAAGGGAATCATTCAGCGGCAATGCACGGCTGATTTCAAAGTCAAGCCGATTGAGCGGCTGATCCGCGAGCATTGCGGCGGGCAGTTCGGGAGGCCGCTGCCGAAAGATGTCATTGTTCACCAGTACATGGGGCTGTCATTCGATGAGCCCAAGCGGGTGATCCGCGTGAAGCAGCGATTCCTCGCCAAACCATCCAACTGGAGGGTGCATTTCCCGCTGTGGGACATGCAAATGACGCGGGGCGATTGCATGGCATACCTCAAGCAAAGGCTGTCCTACGAGGTGCCGCGATCCGCGTGCGTATTCTGCCCGTTCAAGTCGAACGATGAATGGCGGCGTCTGCGTGACGAAGACCCGAAAGGCTGGGAGCGGGCCGTTCATATCGACAAGGTATGCCGCACAGGCACGGGCCTCGATGCCCACCGATTCCTGCACAAGGCGTGCGTGCCGCTAGAGCAGGTTGACCTACGGCCAGCCGACGAAAAAAGCGGGCAGACGAATATGTTCGCCCACCTTCGCGGGTTTCAGGACGAGTGCGAGGGCTACTGCGGGAACTGAACTGCGCTATAGCACCAGCATACGGCCTAGTATCGGCGGGTAGTATCCGGCGGCGGAAACCTCGTCCTGTAAGAAAAAGTGACTAGGATTTGTTTCCGATAGACCACGACCTATCACAAACTGGAATCTGGAAATCGCTACACTACGGCCGCACCGTACACCGGGCGAGTGTAGCGTGGCCGATAAAGGTTATCGAATTTCGATAAACCGGGATAACTTCGATTGATTTGTGCGCTGCTGCGAAAAGAGAGGGACACATGAACGAAAGCAATCAGTACCTAGTCGTGGTCATTGTCACCGTCCTAATGTTCCTGCCGCTGGTGATCGCGAAGGCCCGGCAGGAGCCGCCGTACAACCCGCACTCGCCCTACTGGAAGGCAAAGAACCGCCGACGCGGGCGCTGACCGTATTGAGCGAACATCCTGCCAACTGCGCTCTCCATTGAGGGTAGAGCCTCCCGACCCCCTCTCCGGCAGTTGACGGCCCGGCGAAAATGCTCGCCATGCACGAGCACGATTTTGCCCTCGCCGTTCACGCCTTTTACGCCGGAGAGCTCGACTGCGGTCGCCGCGCCTGCGAGCGACTCCTCTCGACTCCCCTGCCGCCGGAGGTCGAGATGCAGACCCGCAGCAACCGCCTCTGGTACGCCCAGGCACTCGACGAGATCGCCGAGGCCCGCTTCCACCGGATCGACATCGAGCCGGCCCACGAGGGCTGGTCGGTCTTCAACCCGACGATCCTCGCCCACGGCGACGAGCTGCTCGCGATCGTGCGGTCGAGCAACTACAAGATCATCGACGGCCGCTACGAGATGCCGCCCTCCGACGCCGGCGTGATCCGTACCGAAAACCTCCTCGTTCGCTACCGGCCTGACCTCTCGATCCGAGACTGCCGCCCGATCGCCGGCCCCGGCTACCCGACGACCGACTACCCGGTCGACGGCCTCGAAGACTGCCGCCTCCGGCATACCCAAACTGGGATAGGCGTCTCGGCCACCGTCCGAAACGCTGCCCCGTTCGACGGCTCATGCCGGATCGCCACGGCCGACCTCGACATCGACTCCGCTACCTTCCGGAATCTCTTCGTCCTCTCCTCGCTCTCTTGCCAGGAGCACGAGAAAAACTGGATGCCGATCGAGGGGCGTGGTGGCTGGGTCTACGCCGTCAGCCACGCCGGCCACACCGTGACGGTCGACGCCGACCCGACGCTCGCCGGGGCGTGGCTCATGCACCAGCGATCGCCGGCAGCCCATATCGCCAAAGACTTCCGCGGCGGCGGCCAGGTCGTGCCGTTCGCCGAGGGCTACCTCGCCGTGATTCACGAGGTCGCCTTCAGTGGCAGCCAGAGGGCCTACGAGCATCGCTTCGCCTGGTTCGACAATGCTCTCGCTCTGCGGCGGATCTCGCAGCCGTTCGCGTTTCGGGAAACGCGGGCGATCGAGTTTGCCGCAGGGCTGGCCGTGCTCGGCGACCGCGTGGTCGTCTCGTTTGGCGTGCGTGACGCCGAGGCCTGGCTCGTCGAGGTGCCAGCCAAGGGAATCGAGGCCCTGCTCCATGAAATCCCCGTTTCGTGACAAGATCGCCAAGACGCTCTCCGAGGTCTGGCGGCCTCACGACTGGTTTCAACTCGACGAGCGGGTCGAGGGCCACTACTACCGCAAGGCGACGATCGTCGCCGACCTGCGACCCAAGCGGGTGATCGAGATCGGCACCCGCTGCGGCTACTCGCTGGCGGTCTTCGCCACGGCGGCCCCCGACGCCCGCTACCTCTGCCTTGATGGGGCAATGGACGACGATTCGATCGACTGCCTCGCCCACTGGAAGACAGTCGTCGAGAGGTGGGCGATCGACGCTTCTCTGATCGTGGTCGATAGCCACACCGTGCGGAGCCTGCCGCCGGCAGACTTCGCCCACGTCGACGGCGACCACTCCTACGCCGGGGCGCTGCAAGATCTCAACCTCGTGGCCCATGTGCCGGCGATCCTGGCCGACGACTGCGACAACGTCCAGGTAAAGGCGGCGGTCGTGCAATTCGTGGCCGACCGGCAGCGGTCGGTCGAGTGGATCAACGACGGCCTCCGACAGGCGGCGGTGATCACATGAGGATCGGCGTCTACGCCCTCGCCCGAAACGAGGCCAAGCACTGCGTCGCCTGGGCCGACTCGTGCAAGGAGGCCGACGTGCGGGTCGTCACCGACACCGGCTCAACCGATCTCACGGTCGACCTGCTCTACGATCGTGGCGTGACCGTGTCGACCGGCTACGTCTGCCCGTGGCGGTGGGACGATGCCCACAATCTCTCCCTCTCGCACCTTCCGCCCGATGTCGACGTTTGCGTCCGCCTCGATCTCGACGAGCGACTTCAGCCCGGCTGGCGGGAGGCGATCGAGCGGGCCTGGGTCGACAACGTCAACAACCTCCGCTACCGCTACGTCTGGTCGTGGGAGGCCGACGGCAGGCCGGGCCTCGTCTTCCTCTCCGACCGGGTCCACGCTCGCCGAGGTTTCCGCTGGTCGGCAGCGACTCACGAGGGCCTCGTCTGCTGGTCTGGCGAGCGGGTGATGGCCGTGGCCGAGGGCCTTGAGATTCACCACCACCGCGACGCCGGGAAGAAACACGTTACCGACCTAGAGCTGCTGCGGGTGGCGGTGCGGGAGGCTCCGCACGACGCCCGTGCTCGCTGGTATCTGGCCCGTGAGCTCGACTACGCCGGGATGCACGCCGACGCCGTGGAGGAGTTTCGCGGCTACTTGGAGATGCCGGGCGGGTCGGCCACCGAGCGATCCTACGCGCGGCGGCAGCTCTGCCGGCTGACGCACGACGAGCGGGAGATGCACCAGGCGGCCAAGGAGGCCCCCGGCGAGCCCGACGCATGGGAGCGGCTGGCGTGGCTCAACTACGGGAAAAGGCACTGGCGGGAGGTGCTCGCCTTCGCCTCGATGGCGATCAAGGCCGAAGACGCTCCGAGCCACTGCAACGATCCCAAGGCTCTAGCAAAAGCCTTCGACCTCGCAGCGGTCGCATCCTGGGAGCTTGGGATGCGGCCACAAGCCCTCACGCTGGCTAGGGAGGCCGTGGCACGATGCCCAGACGACCAACGTCTGACGGCCAACGTCGAGGCGATGGCCCGCATCCTCGGGACAGCCAATGAGCTCCTACCTGCGACAAATTGCTGATGCCCTTGCGGCTGGCCTGCAGGATGTGACGTGGTCGATCGCCTCGACGACGGTTGAGCGGAAGAACTGGGTCAGTATCGACCTCGACGCCATGGGCGAGCCGGTGATCTTTGTGACGCCGGGATCGGCCGAGGTCTCGCGGATCAGCCGCAACGTCAGCCAGATCGACTACGAGGTCTCCGTCTTCATCGGTCGCCACGTCCAGAGCGACTCCCAGGTAGACGGGATGCTCGACCTGGCCGACGAGGCCCTGCTCCAGGTGCGGTCGCACGAGTGGGGCGAGGCGGTCGTCTGGCCGGAGGGCGTGACGAGCCCGATCACGGTCGCCATCGAGCTCAATCCCGACGACGCCCTGAGCGAACGCAACGCCTGGCGGGCGGTGATCACGGCGACCTACCGGGTCTTCTCGGCCGACCAACTGCCGGAGTAATCCATGCAGCCGACGATCAAGGTCCGGTCGAGGATCAATAAGGCCCACATCCGCAAGAAAATCAAGCGTGGCACCCGCGAGGCGCTGCCCGGTGCCGGCGTGATCGTGCAGCGGTCGGCCCGCAAGCAGTTCTCACACCGCAACGTGAAGACCAAACCGAATTGGTCGCAGGTCGGAACCAAGGACGGCCGGCCCGTGCTCGCGATGGAGTTTCGCCCGCCGATCCCAGGCAAGGTCACGAGCTGGAAAAACCCTCGCGGCAAGGGTGCCACGAAGACAGGCTTCCTGCGGACGCTGATCCGATTCGACATCGACTACCGCAAAGACTCGGTCGTGATCGGCCCGACCAACGAGGCGACCTGGCTGAACAAACTGCAGGAGTTTGGCGGGTCGGCTCGCCGGGTACTGAAGCTCGTCGGCCAGTATCCCGGCAAGTCGAAACTACTGAATCGGTTTCCTCCTCCGGCGAGGGTGTTGCCGGGCGGCAGCAAAAAGAAAAATAAGGCTATGGGCGGTGTGCTCGTCGGCCTCTGGATCGACCCGGCCCACACCCGGCGCAAGGGCAAGGTTCTCGCCACTGCCGGCGGCAAGGTGAAGCCGGGCCGCTACATGAAGAAGGGCCTCGACGCCAAGCGAGACAAGCTCGCCGCCCAGTGGAAGAACAAGATTTACGGACCATGACGGGCGAGACACACCCCCTAACGCCGGCCAGCGGTCGCCCCTAATTTGAGCCTATCGCCGCGGCAGCGGCATCAAGCCACTCGGAGCCACAAATGGCAATCACACTCGGAAAAGACGTAACGATCACGGGCGTTTCAAACGCTCGCAGTTGCACCGTCAGCAACTCGGCCTCGGAGATCGACGTGACCACGTTCGCCGACGGCTCGGCAGGCTTTCGCAAATACAAGAAGGCGCTCATCGAGCAGACCGTCGAGCTTGAGTGCGTCGACACCCCCGGCGTCTCTATCGGCGGTACGTTCACTTTGAGCGGAAGCACTACGGGCGACGTTGAGTACATCGTCACGAATATCGCCAAGAGCGACCCGATCGACGGCATCACCACTTTCACCGTGTCTGGCTCGCGGGCCGACTCGTAGTCCTAATCACAGGAGCCTTAACACATGGCAATTACGCTCGGCAAAGACGGCGGCACGCCTCCTTTCGGCACCGACATCATCTCGGCGACGTTCACGGAGGAGTGCGAAGTCATTGACGTGACGAATCGCTCTAACGAAGGCGGCGCTGCCGGCGTCGCAGGCTACAAGGCCAACAAGGCCGGCTTTAAAACGCAGATGTGGGAGATCGAGTGCCACGACGCCTCGGGCTTGATTGCGGCCCTTGAAACCAACACGGCGACGAGCAACTTCCTTGTCATGGGCGTGACCGAAAACATCTCGATCGACGGCGCTGTCACCTTCACGGTATCCGCTCGCAGGGGCTAAACCGTGGCGATCACTCTCGGAAAGGACTGCTCCATCTCGGTCGGCGGCAATATCGCCAGCGCGAGGAGCGTCACGATCTCAGAGTCGGCCCGCACAATCGACATCAACGCCTACGGGTCGCGCCTGTCCGAGGTCTATTCCGTCGGCTACGACGCCACGGTCTCGATCGAGCTCAACGACTCTGCCGATTCGGCCGGAGCGTTTACGAGCTGCGAGACCGGCTCGGAGGTGAGCGTCTCCGGCGGCTCTGGCGGCTGGTCGTTTGTGGCGGTCGTGACCGGCGTCTCCGAGACGTTCAGCGTAGATGGTGTGGCGACTCTTACGATCGAGGCCAAGATGACGAGGAGCGGATTGCGATGAAAGAATTCAAAGACGACCAGGGCCGCCCGTGGATGGTGGCCCTGACGGTGGCGGCTGCCGACCGTGTGCGGGGCCTGGTCACGATCGACGTGACCGACGACGTGGAGCAGGCCGACGGCCGTATCGAGCGGCAGCGGCGGACCGAGCCCTTCGATCTGATCGACGCCGGCAACATCTCTCGGACGCTTGAAGTGCTCCGCAGCCAATACGGCAAGATCGGCGAGATCCTCTATGCGATCTGCCGCAAGCAGTGCGACGAGAAGAAACTCACCAAGGAAGACTTCCTTGAAGGCCTGAAGGGCGACGCATTGGAGGCGGGCGTGAAAGCGCTTGAGGCGGAACTCGTCGATTTTTTCCCGCCTCGCCTCCGTCGAATGGTCGCGCTCCTAATCGCCAAAATGGACGAAATGGCGCAGGAGCTGACGGCACGAGCGGAGGCGGGTCTCGCAGCGGCAACAGTGGAGAGCCTGACCGGAGCGTCTGGGATGCCATCTACGAAGCCGCCGGAATCCTCGGCGTCCATCCCGGCGAGTGGACCCTCCGACAACTCTTCACCGCTAGAGACAGCCGCCTAGAGATGGATTGGTGGCACACCGCCAACCTCCTCGCCCAAAACGCAAACATAAACAAGGCCAAACACGCCCCCACGACGAAGCCGGAGAAATTAAATCCCTTCGCAAAGAAGGTGAAGCCTAGAGAGGCGACTCCGGAAGAGATCCAAAAACTCCTCGGCCCTGACTGGCAGAAACACGTATGAGCTCCACAGCAGTCAGAGGCGGGCAGGTCTTCATCGAGATCGGTGCCGATCCCAAGAAGTTTTTCGCGGCCTTAAATGGCCTGCAAAAGCGTATCGGGCAGATGGGCGCGTCGCTCACTAATCTCGGCACGCGGATGGCGACGGTCGGCACGGCCCTCGCCCTGCCGCTCGGCCTGGCGATGCGAAACTTCGCCCAGTTCGACGACGCGATCCGGGCCACGGCCGCGGTCTCGCAGGCGAGCGCATCTGAACTGCAGCGGCTTACCGAGGTGGCCCGTAACCTCGGCGCTACGACATCGTTCACGGCGGTCGAGGTCGCCAACCTCATGACCGAGCTCGGCCGGGCAGGCTTCAGCCCGAAAGAGATCGAGAACATGACTGCGGCGGTGCTCGACCTCTCGCGGGCCACCGGCACCGACGCTGCCCTCTCGGCAGGCATCATGGCGGCGACGCTGCGGCAGTTTGGCCTCGGTGCCACCGAGGCTACCAGGGCGGCCGACGTGCTCACGGCCACGGCTAACAAGACGTTCAACACGGTAGAGGGCCTCGGCGAGTCGCTGAAATACGCTGGCCCGGTCGCCAAGGAACTGGGCTTGTCGCTCGAAGACACGGCAGCCATCCTCGGCGTGCTCGGAAACGTCGGCATCCAAGGTAGCGAGGCTGGTACGGCCCTGCGACGCCTCGGCGTGATCTCGGCAGCCAGCGGCGAGAAGCTGCAAGAGCTCTTTGGGATCTCCAACCAAGACGCCGCCGGCAACCTCAAGCCGCTCATCACGATCCTCGATGAGATCAACGACGTAACGGCCAATATGCCGGTCGCAGAGCGGACGAAGCGGATGGCCGAAGCCTTCGGGCTGTTGGGAATCACCTCGGCCAACGTGCTCTCCAAGTCTGCCGGCGGCGTCGCCGACCTGGCCGCCGTGCTGCGGACAGCCGAAGGCACGGCCGCCAAGACGGCCAAAGAAATGGACGCTGGCCTCGGCGGCTCGATGCGGATCACGCTCTCGGCGATCGAAGGCACGGCCCTGGCGATCGGCGATGCCCTTGCACCAGGCCTGCAGAAACTCGTCGACTTCATCGGCCAAGTGGCGACGGCCGTCACGGCCTTCGTCAAAGAAAACGAAGCCCTCGTAATCTCGTTTACCAAGGGCGTCGCCATCTTCACGGCCGCCGGGCTAGCGATCGCCGGCATCGGGCTGGCCTTGACGCTCGTCAGCGCAGCCATGGGCGTCGTGCTCTCGCCGGTTGTGCTCATCGTCGCCGGCGTGGCGGCCCTGGGCGTGGCGATCCTCGCGATGTCGGGATCGCTGTCGGGCCTGTCGGCCATCGCCTCGACCACGTTCGGGGCGATCTACGACGCCATCGTCGCCGGCGACCTGTCTGGGGCGATGGATGCCCTCTGGGCGGGCCTCTACGCCGGCTGGCTCCGAGGCGTCGAAGGCTTCCAAAACGCCCTCGACCCATGGGCGACCGCCCTACAAAACACGTTCACCAATCTCGGCACCGGCATCCAAAACATCTGGGACGGGCTCTGGACCGGCGTCGGCAACGCCTTCCGCACGTTCGGAGCCTACCTGCAAGGTGCCTTCGACAACGTGATCAACACGGCCCTCGCCTCGTGGGACAGCCTCGAAGCCGGGATCCTCAAGTCTTGGAACTACATCCAGTCGTTTTTCAAAAAAGGTTTTGACCTCAAGAAGGAAAACGACAAGGTAGATTCAAATATGTCTGCCCGCGCCCGCAAGCGTGAGCTAGAGCGGCCTGGCATGGCAGGCCGAGTCGCCGACGCCGACTCCAAAAACAAAATGGACACGCTCACCTCGGGCGCTCGCGTCGTGCGTCGCAACGCCGACGCCCGCAACACGATTGCCGAGCGTGAGCGCGGCAACGAGCTGCTCCGCGACAAGCGACGGCAGGCCGTGGTCGATGCCGAAGGCAAGGTGACGGCCCTCGGCCGAGGCTCCCGTGAAAAGCGAGCCATGAACCAACAGGCCGAGGATCTCGGCGGCCTGGTCGCCAAGGCCGGCACGCTCGACAGCCTGCGAGAGCTGTCGGATGAATTCCATACGCTCACGGCCGCCGGCCGCCTCACCAGCGACCAGCAGGAAAAACTCTCGACCGCCTTTGACGACGCCACCGAGCGGATCATGGGCGACGGTGCCACGATCGCCGCCGGGAAGAAGGAGGTCGATCCTAAGGCTTTGGCCGACGCTGCTGCCGCAGCTAGGGAGAGTCAAGCCGAGGTCGCCGGCACCTTCTCCTCTGCCGGCCTCGGCGGGATGGGCTTCGGCTCAAGCCTCGCGCAGCAGTCGCTCGACGTGCAAAAGAAGATCGAAGAAAACACCCGCGGAATTACCGACGACGGAGCAGTAGCCGCCTAATGCCTACGTTCACTTGGGTCGAAGACTCCGACAGTCGCTCCGCGACAATCGTCCGCCTCGGCAAGAAGGCGTCGAGCTCTTACGTCAAGAGTTACAAGGTCTTCGGGACGACCGACGACGTAGCGTTACACACCGACATAAACGCCACGATTAGCGGCACTGTCTGGCAGTATCCCGGTCAGCCAACAGTGCAACTTACGGCCGAGAGCTACAGCGTCTCCTACCTTGGAGACGACGCTTGGCAGGTGCAGGTTAGCTACGCCAAAGACGGGGCCGACGACGACAATCAACAAGACCCGCTCAAGCGATCCCGGTCGTTCGACACCAGCGGCGGCACCCAGCACATCACCCAAGCCAAGGGCGGCACGGTCACTACGACTGGCTCCACGACGACCACGACCAGCACCGAGACCAAGTTTCCGCCGACGGCTCCGAGCATGGACAGCGCGATCGGTGTCGACGCCGACAGCGTCGCCGGCGTCGACATCGTGGTCCCGCAGCTCACCTGGACCGAGACGTATGACGTGCCGAGCCCCTACGTCACAAACGACTACATCAAGACGATCGCGGCCCTGACCGGCACAGTCAATAAGGAGGCCTTCCGCTCCTTCGCCGCCGGCGAGGTGCTCTTCCTCGGAGCCTCCGGATCCCACGAATGGGATGAGGAGAAGGGATACGGGCCTTGGAGCCTGTCCTACAAGTTTGTCGCCTCGCCCAACGTGACCAACGAGACCATCGGGCCGGTGACAGGCATCACGAAGCGAGGCCACGACTACCTCTGGATCCGCTACGAGGACAGCGTGACGGACAACACGCTCCTCAAAAAGCCGAAATTCGTCTACGTCAACAAGGTCTACCGCGACGGCAGCTTCTCTGGCCTCGGCATAGGGACGACCTAAATGGCGAGCAAACGACCAGACGGCCGAGTCGAGCCGGGCCAGCGGATCTCGTCGGCGTTTTCTGCGCGGGCGTGGAACCGTGCGCAGGATGCCGCCGACCTAGTGCTCGGGGCGCGGACTGGGGCCGAGGCGGGTGCATCGTCAGTCATTGAGCGGGCCAGAAATATCATTATTATCCGCAATGACAGCGGGCAAAACATTCCGATTTTTGGCGTGATTGGTATTAGCGGTGTTGCAATAGATCCATCTGGCGGCACCATTAATGGAACAGACGCAGCCTCAAGAAATGCTAGGGAGTTTGTATCGCGGCCGGTGTTGATAGGGATTCACCCCGGCGAAAACATCAACGTCGGCGAAAAGATCGCCATCGCAATGGAGCCAATTGCCAACGGTAAATTTGGGCGAGCGGCAGTGGGCGGATGCTTCCCATGCAAGGTCTACATTAATAACGCTTCCCACGGATTCGCCGGGCCTCTGCGTTCACTGACGGCGGACGAGACTTATTCTCCAGGCGGCCAGCCTTGGGAGTTGTACTCCGCAGACTGCGGCCCCGTCATGCTTCTATGGAAGGAAAGCGGGCAAGTCATTAGCGACCGCTGGGCTGTAGGGTTGATGTAATGCGAAATCGCCTTTTAGCCTGCGGGTGCAGGCCGTGTTGCAAAAGGTTAGTTAACAAAACAGCCATCAACTCCTCGCTGACGTTGTTCGACCAATTTGATTACTGGGCCGAGCGAAACCACCATATCGACCTTGAGGTTTCCTGCTCCGCAAGGCCGAGCGGCGACACGACATCTTCGCCCTACTGGTTTCAGCCAGTAACCGTCGATACGCTGCTTTGGTGCGATGCGAGCGGGCAAAACGAGGCAGGGCGATTGCGGCTCCGCGTGGAACATGGGTCAATTATTGGCCTTGGTTATCCTCAAAGTCTTTTCTCCGCCAATGGCGTTCCGATAGCTGCAAGCGATGCCGACCAACAGTCGCTAGCGACGCATACCGTTTCCAGTAGGAGCGACGGCGGATTCGGGGAAAACGCTTTGTTGTTTTATTATCCGCCTTCTACTGCTGACGTTGTGGAGTTGTTGATTTTCTTGGAGTTCGTCACGGCCAGCGGTTCTGTATCGCAAAGCGTCCAGTTAACCCGCGCCTACTCGCCACACGCTTGGACATTTAGGAAATTGTTCGTGACGTGGAACGCATGGCTACAAAACGACACGATCTACGCCAGCGCTAACGTTGTTGGCGGCAATGGAAACCCAAACTTTCCAAGTCCAGATACGTCGCTCGCTTTTCCGCAGCATGTGTTTTCGCAAGAACAGATCACTGAAGGCGTCAGGCATAACAGGATGGCAACATACTCGCAGCCAAACTCGCTCATAGACATCACTGCGTTTCACTACGCAAAACGTCAATCTTCAGTAAAAACGCCGTGCATCCCTTCCGACGTTTCTCCATATTGTGAAGGCGGCGATTTTGCAAACAAGCCGACAGCGTGGCCGTGGAAAAATGTCGGCGATTGCACGGCGTGGAAGCGGCCCAACCAAATGATCGGCGCGCCCTGCTCTTCCACGAAAACAGGAATACGGCTGACGATTCCTCTGCCTAACGTTTCCGCAGGCCCGATGGGCTTCGGGAACCTGATTGATGGCACCTACGAACTAACGAGTAACGCGCCGAGCGGAAACGGAAGTTTGGCAAACTCGCTGTTTTGGTTCAGCGATGACTCTTCAGGCAAATCTTTTACAAATGAGAATCAGAGAACATTCACTTTAAAAGCCATTGAAATCTCAGCAGTCGTTTCTTGCAACTCATTAACCGCCCAAGTAAAGGCCCCATGCAATGACGCTGATTGGCAGGCGACAGTTTCATTTCTTCTATCAGTTGTAATTCATGATAGTGATCCGCTTGAGTACTCAGTCGAAACGACTCGCGTTTCTTACGTTTTTAACACTGCCGGGGGAATTGGCTTTCTAAATGGAGATCAGTTTGATTTTCGGCCGTATGGAGATTTTCCTGCCAATAACGAATACAACGCATTTAGGCCGTTTGTTGGCCCGTGGCCTTTCTTTTTTAACTCTAGCGACCTTACTGTCCCGGTTGTTTCTTATGCCTCATTCCTTGAGGAAGCGCCGGTGTTTACAATGCAGTTGATTTGATGTTGTGCGACTTTCTTGATGGCAAGTGTTCTCGGTGTGGCGTCGTGCGTGAGCCGCCCTACCCTCGCCGGCGATGCTCGCCGGGGCTCGGCGACCTGGTCGCCGCTGGGTTAGGGTTTGTCGGCATAAGCAAAGAGCGAGCCCAATCTGTAGCCGAAGCCGTTGGGGCGAGCGACTGCGGTTGCAGCCAGCGTCAGCAGGCGTTGAACGAATGGGGCTACACGGTCGGGATCGGCACTCCACCCCCTGCGGCCCCGCCACCGGCTCCCCTACCTTGAGGCCTCCACTCGGAGGCCCTCATGGATCCCGCCCCGTTTCGCTCGGCCCTAGCAGCCAAGGTCGCCAGCCTGCCTTTCTTCCTGCCGCCCGTTCGCGCCCAGCAAGGGATCGTGATCGCCGCCGGCGGCGACCTCTACGGCCGGCTCGCCTGGCACCTCGTCACCGTGCTCCGCGGCCTCGGCTGCCGCCTCCCGATCGAGATCTGGCACCTGCCCGGTGAGATGCCCCCAGACCTCGCCGCAGCCTTCACAGGGCTCGACGGCGTGCGACTCGTGTCGAGCGACAGCGTCGGCATCACGCCCCGCACAAGGCCACTCGGAGCCCGTGACGCCGGCTGGTGGCTTAAGGCGTTTGCGGTGAGACACAGCGGCTTTACCGAGGTGCTCTTCCTCGACGCCGACAATGTGCCTGCGAAAGACCCGGCTTACCTCTTCAACGACACGGCCTACCAGCGAGCGGGTGCGATGTTTTGGCCTGACCTGCCGCCGACCCGCGAGCGTGGGCAGTGGGTGCCGGAGGCCGCCTGGCGGCTCGTGGGCCTGGAGCCCGTGCCGACGGCTCGACCCTTCGAGAGCGGGCAGCTCCTCATCAATCGCCGCCGGCATATTGCCGCCTGCGAGGTGGCCGTCTTCCTCAATGAGTGGAGCGACATCACCTACGGCGTGGTCTACGGAGATAAGGATTGCTGGCTCCTCGCTTGGCACCTTCTCGGAGCCCGCTACCACATGCCGCCACGCAACCCGGCCTACCGACATCCGGCGATCTGCCAGCACGACTCCGACGGCGAGTTGATCTTCCAGCACTGCTGCAACGGGAAGGCAGAGATTGCCTCCGGCAAGGTGCTCGACGGCATCGTCGCCCGTCGCTTCACGCCCGACGCCGCTGCGAAATTGTCCGAAATCCTCGCCAACTCCCGAGAAAAACCGGGATTTGCCAACTGGCAACCGGCTGGAAAATCAGCCTAGGAGCGAGCGGATGCCAAGGAGACGGCGACAACGGCGGACGGTCTACGTCGGCGACCAACGCTGGAAGATCGAGCGGAGCGAGTCGCTCCGCGGCTGCGACGGTGATTGCAACTACGACCTGAAGAGGATCCGGATCCACGCCCGACTCGTGGCGGTTGACCTGCTCGACACACTGATACACGAGTTGATCCATGCACGCTGGCCCGACCTGAAAGAAGACGCGGTAGCAGATTTTGCCGAGACGCTTTCGGGCGTGCTCGACGCCGAGGGATTCCGACAGCCTGACCATGAGGAGGACTAGATGGCGAAGCGGTCAATCGTCGACGAGATCGCAGCGGCGATCCCCGAAGGCCCCACGAGCAAACCATGGTGGGAGCGGCTCGACGCCGAGCAAAAGAAATTCATCACGCCGATCCTCGACGGCTGGCGGTCTGGCAAGTTTGGCACCCGCCGCATCACGGCGGCGCGAGTGATCTCCGAGCACCTCGCGAAGAACGGCATCACCATCGGACAGCAAGGGGTGCAGGCATGGCTACTAAGAGGGTGATCGACGACATCGCCGCCGACGTTGCCAACGTCAGCCAACTCGCCACCGACGCCGAGATCGCTCGGCTCCGGTCGGAGCTCGGCTCCTACAAGGGCCGCTACAAGGCGGCGCTCCACCAGATCGACGCCGAGCGGGAGCGGGCCGACACGATCGCCGGCCTGTCTGGCATCAAGGCGGTTCGCCCGCCCTTGACCAAATCTGTCAAGGGTCGGAAGCATGAGGCGACTGTGATCGTCGCCCTTTCCGACTGGCACACCGAGGAGCTCGTCCGAGAGGAGACGGTTAACGGCCTCAACGCCTTCGACCTCGACATCTGCGAGCGCAGAATCGGCGAGCTGTCGGAGCGGTTCGCCACGCTCCTAGAGCATGAGCGGCAACTCGTGAAGGTAGACCGGGTCGTCGTCTGGCTGGGAGGCGATTTTATCACCGGCCACATTCACGAAGACTGCGCCGAGCTGGCCCAGCAGGCACCGCTCGCAGCGATGCGGTGGGCCGGCGAGCGGATCCAAGGCTTCCTCGACATGGTGGCCGGCATGGCGAAAGAGGTGATTGTCGTCACGAGCAGCGGAAACCACGGCCGCAGCAACCACGGCAAGATCCGGGTCGGCACAGAGCTCGACCATTCCTTCGAGCAAAACGCCTACCTAACCATGGCAGCAGGCGAGCGCCGCAAAAACGTCCGCTGGCAGGTGAGCGGCGGCTACTTGAACTGCCTCGACCTCGACGGCTTCACGGTCCGTTTTCATCACGGTCACGCCCTCGTCTACAACGGCGGCGTCGGCGGAATCGCCATCGGTGCGGCCAAGGCGATCGCCGCCTGGGACAAGATCGAGCCGGCCGACCTCACGGTCTTCGGCCATTACCACCAGTTCTCGTGGCTGCGAGCCGGTCGCTACGTCTCTAACGGTTCGCTGATCGGCCACTCGGCCTACGCCGTGAAGATCAAGGCGACCTACGAGCCGCCCTGCCAGGCGTTTATCGTGGTCGATCACGGCCGCCGGGAGGTCACCAAGGCCCTGCCGATCTTCTGCGATCGCGACCTGCAGCAGAGGCGGGCCGATGCTGCCAAATGACTACCTCGTCGATCTGGAATTTAGGGCGCGGAGGTTTTCGGGTGCCTACCACGGCACGAGCGGGCATCTAGCGGGCGGCATTATTCATCTCCTCAAGGAAAGGCAAACCATGACGGCGGCATTTGATCAGTTGGAGCAAGACAACCAGGCGCTCCGCGAGGCCGTCGAGCATCGCCTCGGTGGCGGCATCTTCGCGGCCGAGGCCGCCTGCTGCGAGGGCGGTCGCTGCCATCCTGCCGACGACGAGGAGCCGACGGAGCTCGACGAGCCGGAGGCCGGCATCCCGGTCGACTGGATCCTGCAAGGCGAGCGGGAGCTCAAGGAGGAGTCGAAAACGGTCTGGCATGACATACGTCAACTCGGCGACGGCCTGCTCGCCAACCAAGAGACGACGCCGGCCGAGACGCTCCTCCACCAGGCGATCGAGGTGATCCGCGATCGGCGACCAAAGTACGGCGGCCCGCTCAATCACTTCTCCAAAACCGTCGGCATGATCAACGCCGCCTTTGCTGACGTGCTCAAGAGGCCGCTCACGCCGGCCGACTGGGCCGTGATCATGACGCTCGACAAGGTCGCCCGCCACATGGGGCCGAGCAAAACCACCGACACTCCAATCGATCTGGCTGGCTACGCAGCTTGCTTGGCCGAGTGTGAGGCCCAGCCATAGGCCCTGCCTGCCGGTCGCCTCTTTCGGCAACCTAGAGCAGACGGAGGCTGACGTGATCGCCGCTGCTACCTGGCGTCGAGGCGGTGCTGACGGCCGCGAGGCGATCGCGGCCGCCGGAGAGGTCGTGTCGATCGCCCAGGCCTACACGCCGTCGCAGCAGTTCTGGGGAAAGATCACGAGCAAAAAGCCGCAGCGGCTCTCGCGAGCCGACCTGGAACTGACGGCGTTTCGACTTGGTTGTTCGGTTGAATCTGCGAGGCGGGCCATCGAGCTCGGACTGATCTGATGGCCGACACGCTCACCGACTCACTGACCGGCACCGTGCGGACGACGCTCACCTGGGCGCGGACCGACACGCAAGAGGTCGGCAGTATCACCAACCGCAAGACCCAGACCGGCAGCTACTCGATCGCAGACGGCGACGGTCCGGGCGAGGCTGACCTCGTCTTCGCCGACTCCCGCACAATCCCGGCCAACTCCGTCGAATCGTTCGACCTGCTGGCCCTCACGCAACAGGCTCTCGGCGTGACGGTGCCGTTTGTGTTTCGGCAGCTCCGGGTGATCCGGGTCGTCAACACCTCCACGGTCGCCGGTCGTCGAATCCTCGTCGGCGTCGACCCCGGTCGCCCGACGGCCGTCTACGCTGCCGAGGTCGGGCCGGGATCCGAGTGGTTCGCCATCAACCAGACCGACGCCTGGGAGGTGACGGCCGACAACTCGGTGATCCGTATCTCGAATCCCAACGCAGCCTCGGCGACCTACGAGCTCTATCTGATCGGCACCTCGACAGCGGCAGGAGGCTCCGGCAGTGGCAGCTAGTTTTACGCTTACCGGCTCGCTCCGCATCCAGCCCCGCTGGGTCGACAGCCTGAATACGACCGACGTGACCGACTCTGCCACGGCCGCCTATACGTTTTCCTTCGCCGACGGCACGGCCGCCAACCAGGCAAACGGCTACTTCAAGGATGTCGTCACGGTCGCCGCCTCGACCACGACGACGCTCACGATGGCAACGCTGCCGCTCAAGGCCTTCGGCGGCACCGGCACGCTCAATCTCGCCGCTCAGAAGTTGATCCTCGTCCGCAATCTCTCGACCACGACCTCGGTCACGGTGGCCCTCGGCTCGCTCGTCACGGCAGCCCTCGGCCCCGAAGGCGTTCTCTACGTCACCAGGCCGGCGACCGGCTGGGCCGGCTCGACGCTCACGATTCAAAACGCCGGGGCGTCTGCTGCCGACGTGGAAATCTATCTCGTAGGGGTGAAAGCATGATGATCTCCTCCGCACCGATCCTCGCCGCCAATGACCTGTTAACGCTCGCCGAAAAGGTGCGGGCGTTTGTGAACGTGGCGAAGGTCAAGGCCATGAACGGCATCACGCTCGCCGAGTTTGGCGAGCTGCTGATGGCTCTGATGAAGATCGCCATCGACGCAGCCGACTCAATCCCGGTCGATGGTGCCGAGCGGAAAGAGTTTGTGATCAACGCCGTCGGCCTGCTGTTTGACGGTCTCGCCGACAAGGCGATTCCGGCGCTGGCGTGGCCCTTCTGGATCATCCTCAAGCCGGCCGCCCGCCAACTCCTCCTACTGATCGCCGGCGGTGCGATCGAGAGCCTCTTGCCACTGGTCCGGAAAGCCCACGCATGACCTATCTCATCTTCGGAATCCTCGGTGCTGCGGGTCTCCTCTTCGGCCCCCGGCTGGCTCGGCAGGCGGCCCCCGCCCTCGGCCCGGCCCCGGCCCCGCCGCACCTGACGCCGACCTATCAATCGGCGATCGCCGACCTCGCCCACGTCCGCCTCCGGCTGATCCAAACCGAGAAGCTCGACGACGGCGCGAAGAAAGCCATCGACACGTTGACGCTCGCCCTCGTGGCGGGGAGCGACCACCCATGACCGACAGGACCCGCTACACGCTCGCCGCTGCGATGGTGATCGCCGGCCTCTTGGCCTGGCTGGTGGGCGACCGCCAGCAGAGCCCGACGCCCGCCCCAGGCCCCGCCGACGGTCTGGTCTTGCGCGGCAAGTTCGTCGGGCCAACGGCTGCCGCCGACGCTGCCACGCTCGCAGCCTTCGCCGAGGAGCTCGCCGCGGAGATCGAGTACGACGCAATGCAGGCCGAGCCCTTCTACAAGAGCGGCGTCGCCTTTGACGAGCTGCGGACCAGAGCACGGGTGCTGCGATGCCGAGGCGAGAGCATCGGCGAGCGACAGCCAAGGGTGCGAGACGCTATTCAAGCGTACCTCGACAAGGCAGTCGGCACGTCGGGCGGCCCGGTCGGACCTGAGCAGCGGTCGGCCTGGGCGGCTGCCTACCGCGAGATCGGGAGGGCCGCCGGTGAAGCGACCCGTTGACGAAATCCGATCCTGGCAGTTTGTTGGCGCTGCGATCCTGCTCTTCGCTGCGGTCTACGCCGCCGTCATGCAGCGGCACACGCCGGCGGTCTCGCAGTTTGGGTACACGCCCAACCCGGCAGGCAACAAGCAATTCCTCGACGAGCTAGGCAACGATCGCTACTTCGCCCAGGCGGCACCGGAGGCGATGCGGAAAGCGTCTGAGGTCGACACGTTTCTCTACCGTGCAATGGACAAGGCACACCGGGCCAAGTACGGAAAGCCTTTCGTCGTCGGCAAGCAGTTAAATGGATCGTGCGTCGCCTGGGGTGCCATGCACGCGGTCTACTGTGCCGAATCGGTCTCGTGGGATCTCGGCGAGTTGGCCGAGCCGCCGCTGATGCCCAGCACCGAAAGCATCTACGGCGGCGCTCGCGTGGAAATTACCCGCAACGGCGGCAAGCCCTTCGACGGCTCCAGGCCGATCGGCGGGTGGAGCGATGGCTCCTACGGCGGCGCTGCCGCTCGCTGGCTGCGAGACTTCGGCGTTATCTATCGTCAGCCATACGGCGACCTCAACCTCACGACCTACAACGCCACGGTCGAGAAAGACTGGGGCGCGTACGGCAACGGCGGCCAGGGCGACGGCGGCAAACTCGACGCCACGGCCAAGCAGCACCCATGCAAGCACATTGTCGCCGTGAAGACGTGGGAAGAACTGGTCGCAGCCATCACGGCCGGTTTCCCCTGCACGATCGCCAGCTCGCAGGGCTTCACCTCGACGGCACTGGCCTCGCCTGCCGGCCTCTGCGAAGCGTCTGGGACGTGGATGCACCAGATGTCGGTCGTGGGAATTCGCTTCGCCAAAAACGCGCCGCCCGAAGAGAAGAATCCGGTCGATGCCGCCCTCATTTTGAATAGTTGGGGACCGACCTACCTGCGCTACGAAGGCCGCTATCCAGCGGACCAGCCTGCCGGGAGTTTCTGGTGCCGTCGTGCGGTGATGGAGCGGATCCTCGCGCAGGACGATAGCTGGGCCGTCGGCCGCGTTGACGGCTGGAAGTGGAAAGACCTCCACCACGGCAACTGGCTAATGCCAGCCATCGACACGCTCACCAGGCTCCCGCGAACAAATCAGTTTCTCGATTATCAGATAGCCCCCTGAGGTCTCTCATGCTGCTCACTCCACGCCAGTTCGCGATCGTCTGCCTTTTGTGCATGGCCGCCGGTTATTGGCTCTCATCTTCACCAGCGTCGCCCGTCAACCCGACGCCGGCACCAGAGCGGCCGGTCCTGCGCTGGCTCGCCAAGGCCGCGAAGAATCTCCTCTGGATCGCCTTGGTCGTCGAGCCGCCACCGAAGGAGCAGTTGGTGCAACAGCAAATTGGCGACGACGGATTCCCCCTGCTCGACCACGGCAGGAGTTTCTAGCCATGGGCCTCTACGACCTCCTGCTCTGGCTCCTCGCCTGGCTGTCGGCTGACCCTGTCGCCGCCAGCCTGGAGCACCCACGGGCCGCAGCGGCGGTCGCAGCGGCAAGGGCGAGCATGGCCGTCGATGGAGCACCGTCGCCGACGCCAGCCCCGAAGCCAACACCCGGCAAATGCCAAGACTGCAACGGCACCGGCTGGATCACGCACGGCGACGGGCATCGCACTCGCTGCCCTTGTGGAGCTGCCGGCTGCCCCGATGGCAAGTGCGTGCCGGGGGCGTCGCCCGCGACAGTTCTACCGGCCAAGCCTACGGGCGGGAGGTAGCGGTGGGCGACGCCCTCGACATGCTCACGCTGCGAGAGGTTCGCGACGCGATTCGCGGGACGATCGGCTACCCTGCGGAGCAGCTCGGCCACACCTGCGACGTGATCGTCGAGGAGGTCTGCCGGCAGTGGCCGGAAAGGCACATGGCAGAGCTCGCCCGCAAACTCGACAGCAAATCCGCCGGCGGGCAGGTGCTCGACGCGATCCCGGTGATCACGGCGAGGGTGCGGGAGCAGATCGAGGCTCGCTGGGGCTGCGAGCCCAGCGAGCAGGCCGCCCTCGACCTGGTGCTGCGGGCGGTGGTCGTCGAGTTTGCAAACCTGTGGTTTTTCGATGCAGCGGCGCGGATCGGATTGCGGAAGATCATCTTTAAGGTACGGCAGCGACCTACCTCGTGAAGGCGAGCAGGAGCTCGATCACGTCATGCACGGCATGGGCGAGCCGAGTGTCGCTGCCGAGCTCCTGCCCGATCTTGACCAACGCCAACGCCTGCAACGCCTGCGACCAATTTAATCCGCTCACCGTAGCCTCCTTGCCAACTGGCAACAGGACTATCGGCGGTTGCCAGTTGGCAACTTAAATCGTTCGGCGTCGGCCTTCAAGACAAACCAGAGGCCGTCGATACAGACGGCCTTGACCTTCCCGGCCTGGGCCTGCTGTCGCATCCAGAAGCGGGAGACGCCGGCCAGCGTGGCGGCATTGGTCACGGTGACGTAGTGGTCGGTTTCGATCTTCATGGGTGGGGAGCCTATTTGGCTACCTGCACAAGATCAACCGCCAGCCGTTGTCGCCAGAGCCTCGCCCCGCAGTGGACGCATTTCACGTCGTCATGGACGGTCTCATCTGCGCACCTCGGACACTGAAACTCGCTGTTCCACATGACGGTGCGGATGGCTACGGCGTCGCCCTCGGTGTAGCAGCCGGTATGCACCAAGTTCCACGACCGAAACTCTTCTAGGCTGTCGGCCGAGATGGGCGAGCGATCCTCGTAGCCCTCGTACCATTTAAGCGAAGCCTCGACGGTGAGCGACTGCGGCCCGTGGATGCGGACCCAGAGCCCGTCGTCGACTTTATGTCGCCGCGGCGGCTTCGGTGGCGGCTTCGGCCGCGAGAAAAAGAACCATCCCATACAGCCCTCCTTTTGAGCGGTGCAATGCTACGCCGGCGACGATCCGACGCTCAACTAGCCAGCCGCCTTGGCCTGACGGATATTCTCACTGGACACTTTGGCAAAGTGGGGGGGGGGGGGGGGTATTAAGGGAGAGTGGGCGAGGGGCTGACCGCAGCCGGTTCGCACCCACGATCGCCGGGTCGATGTAGGAACGCTCGGCGATCATCGAGCCGGGCGTATGGCCGAGGTGCTCCGAGGCTCCCCGTGGCGACTGAATCTCGACATCGGTGGCCGAAGCCCTGCGGACCCATTTCCATGTGCCGGATCGGATGCCGGCCAACCGGACCAAACGCTTCAACTGCTTGCTAAAGGTCTCGTGCGAGGCGGCCCAGGGCGTTACGAGCGTCCGAGGGTGATCGGCCACCGAAAGCCGCAATGCCTCTAGGGTGGCTTCAGAGAGCCTACAGACCACTACCCTGCCGGTCTTCGACTGCGGCATGGCGACGATCCCGTCGGGCGTGATCTGGTCGATCCGGAGGCGGGCGACCTGGTCTTCCCACCGGAGGCCCGTATCCCAGGCGACCCGGACGGCGAGCGCCCACCACTCGGAGCGTCGGATACCGCACTTGTGCCACCGTTTCAGCCTAGAGCAGGCGTCTACGAGCCGCTGCACCTCTTCGCGGGTCCAGCAGGTCGGGGCGATCCACGGCACCCGCACCGGGCGGACCCGTCGGGTCGGCAGCTCGCAGAGGCCCTCGTCGGCTGCGGCCCGCCACATGATCAGGATGTGATTGCGTTTGCTGCGGACCGTGTTCGGTGCGACGCCGGTGGCCGCATAATCACGGATCCAGGCCGAAACGCTCTCGGCGTCGAGCGATTCTAGTGGGACATTCCCACCCGCCCACCGGCTAAAGATGCCGACCGAGATCTGATACTGCCGAAGGGTCTCGGGTTTGCAATCGTGAAATAGCCCGTAGTGCGAGACATACTCGCCGAGCGTGGTCGGGCCGGATCGTTGGAACATCGGTGTTATTCACGTCGGAGCCGGCCCAGGCTGCCTGCCTGCGACCGTCTGCCTCCCTCGATCGCCGCCGTGCGATCGGTGGAAGAGCCCCACTGTAGGGGAGGCTTCCACCACTGCAAATCGGCTGAATAACCCGAAAGTCCGGCACTCGGCAACGTTTGTCACGGTTCCGGTAGAGCATCGGTCTACGGAACCGAAGGTTGCTGGTTCGAGCCCAGCGGGGTGTATTCCGCCTAGCGAACACTAGGCGGCAGGAAGCCGGAAGGCAAACGGGCATAGGATGGCAAGGAGGTTCAGATGGTCAGCAGGCACCCAGGCGGACGACCAAGGCAGGTCAAAGTTTGCGAATTAGGAAAGCGGCTCGAAGCGTTGGCCGCAGCCCGTGGATGGAATCGCACCGACCTGGCGACCAAGGCCGGCATCACGCCGCCGTCTATGTGGGCTCTTTGCACCGGAAAGTCGAAGCCCAAGTTTGAGACGATCTGCAAGATCGCAGACGCCCTCGGCGTCCCTCTCGCAAAGCTGCGATAGCCGCAGTTTTTAAGAAATAAGCATCTCCTAAAAACTCACGTTGACAGAGTTTTTAGGTGTGCCTATGATCCCCCCTCGTTGAGCCATCCGGCTCGGCCGCTGGTCTGCCAGATGCACTGGCAGCAGCGATAAGGATTTTTTAGAGGCGAGGGATTGCCACATGGATCGCAAGAGCGACCGCGGAGCGACCGGAGCCTCTCTTTCTCAAGGAGGCGAAGATGCCAAACTCGAAGCGCTGGCGGGCGGATGTGACGGATACGCAGCTCCTGTCGTGGAAGCACCAGGGCTACACGATCGAGCGACTTTCGCAGATGACCGGACTGACTATCTCGGCGATCTCGCGCCGGCTGCAGGTCGTCTATACCCGGTCGCCGGAGGATCCCGACGAGCAGACAATCGCAAAGCGTTGCGAAGAGATCCAAGCCGACTGGTCGGACACCGATCGGCAGAGGCGATGGGTCGGGCGAGGCGGTCGGTGGTCACCAACCGGCGTACCCGGCTCAGTCATTCGCTCGGCTCTTCGCTTGCAGACTGGCTACGAAGAACTGCACGAGTCCACGCTCATCTGTGCGCGATCGTAAGGCTTTACGGGAATCCGGAGAGGGCCGGCGGTCAAAGTCTGCAGGGCAATGCTTACGCGGCTCGCGCCGCCAGCGGCGATCGGACCCTGCTTCACGAGGCCTTGACGCTTTCCATAGACGAGCTGATCGAGATCCGAGAGCTCGTCGAGAAGGCAATGGCCGCAGCCACGCCAACGGCTGCGGTCCCCGGCACCAAAGACAAAGTTGAGGAGATGCGGCTGCGCGTTGAGCGTGGCGATGCCCTCTTCATCAAAGGCGATGGATCGACCCCAGCCGACGGAGCGGCAGGGTGATCAAAGGATTGTGATGTTGCCGGTCGCGGGCGACGGAACGCCAGCGGCCGGAAGTTTGGAGGAACGATGCTCGTTTTGAGTCGGACAGCAGGTCAGTCGATCGTGATCCCCGGTGATGCTATCGCCGCCTGCAAGGACTGGCACGACGACGGAATCGAGATCGTGCTCGTGGCTATCGAAGGAAACAAGGTGAGGCTCGGAATCGACGCGCCCGACGAGGTCGACATCTACCGTCGAGAAGTTTTGACGGCGATCCGTAGGGACGAGAAGAGGAAAAAAGGAGATCAGGCATGAAGATCGTCAGAGGAAAGCAAAAGTCGGCCGCTCGGGTCGTGGTCTACGGCACAGAGGGCATTGGCAAATCGACCATGGCGTCGCAGTTTCCGTCGCCGTTGATCCTCGACACGGAGGACGGCTCGAAGCATCTCGACTGCGCCCGTGTTATCTGTAGCGACTGGATCACGCTGGAGTCGACCATGCACGAGCTCGTGCGGGACGCTCAGGGCTTCGAGACGATCGTGATTGATTCCGCCGACTGGATGGAGCGGATCATGATCGAGCAGATCGTCCGCCAGGCCGGGAAAAAGAGCATCGAGGATTTTGGATTCGGCAAGGGCTACATCCACGTCCAAGAGCGGGTGTCGAAGTTTCTGGCGATCGCCGACCAACTGATCGCCCGCGGTATCAATGTGGTTTTCGTCGCTCATTCCAAGGTGCAGCGGACCAGCCCGCCCGACCAGACCGACGGCTATGACCGCTACGAGCTCAAGTTGACGAAGCAGGTGGCACCCCTCCTCCGCGAGTGGTGCGACCTCCTCCTCTTCTGCAACTACAAGACCAAGCTCGTCGAGGGCTCCGACGGCCGGATCAAGGCCAGCGGCGGCAAAGAGCGGGTCATGTACGCCGAGCGGGCTGCGGCCTGGGACGCGAAAAACCGCTTCGGCCTGCCGGAAGAGATGCCGATGTCGATCGACCGGCTCGCCGGGATCTTCGGCGGGACGCCGGCGGCAGAGCCGGCCGTCATGACGAAGGCCGCCAAGGCGATCGCCGATGCCAACGACGACGCCGCCCTCGCCAAGTGTCGCAAGCGTGTCGACCAGCTCCTCTCGGACGGCACCCTGACCTCGGCACAGTGGGCGACGCTCACCGACCAGATCGACGCCCGCGCTCCGAGCGAGGAGCCGGCCAATGCCTGAGTCGTGGCAGGAGTTTTGCGAGCGTGAGGTCCGCGAGATCTCACGGGATCGGTCATGGGAGCGAGCGTGGTCGGAGCACAAGAACGGAGGCGAGCATGTGGAGCGATCGGAGCCCGTGGGAAGCGAAGCGGGCGGCACAGATGGCGAAGGTCGACCAACTGGGCCTTCTGCTTGAGAGATACAAGGCCGGCGGCCTGTCGTTCGCGAAGCTCGCCGACCAGATCGAGACGGTGATACATGGACAGCCAGAGCGGATCGTCCGCATCGGCAAGGATCACAAACCGGAGGTTCAGTCATGATCGAAATTGATTGGGACAAGTTTCCAGCAGACGTGATGGAGGAGAAGGCGAAGTCGGCAATCAGCCGCACGCCGCTCTCGGCCGGCTATCACCTGGGCCACGTCGAGAAGATCGAGGTCAAGGAAGGCTGGCGGCCCAGCGACAAGAACAAGAGCGGCGACTGCCTCTCGATATGGATCGACGTGATCGACCACGACAACGACCGCAAGCGGATCTTCGAGACGGTGCCGACCAACCTGCTCTGGAAGATCGCCGAGATCTGCCGCTGTGCCGGCGTCGAAGGCCCGAAGCGTGGCGAGAACTGGGACGAGAACTGCCTCCAAGGTGCCAAGCTCTACATCGAGACGGATACCTACATCGTGCAGAGCGGAAAGAACATGGGCGACGAGCGGCCCAAAGTCTTGCAGTACGTTCCGGCAGACCGCCGGCCAGCCCAGCCAGAGCCGGTGGCCGAGGCGGTGGCGAAGACGCCACGCAAGACCCAGGCCCAGAAGGCGGACGCAACGGTGAAGGAGGTCGCCAGCGATGACATCCCCTTCTAAGGCTCGATTTGTCGGCGGGCCTATCGACGGGGCTGTTTACAAGGCCCACGGCGTCGACTGGTTTCCGGAGTTTCTCCGGCTGCCGCACCGCGACCGACTGCACCTTTATCGGTGCCTGGTTGTCGAGATCAACGGCAGGGATCGTGTTCGGTATTGCCATGAAGGCCACAGCAACGTAGGGCAGGAGTCGATCTCGTGAAGATCAAAAAGCCAACGATCCAGACGTTCGGACGTGTCGCCACGGCGTACCTGGCCGACCGCATTGTCTCCCGCTACTACGGCGAGAACGTGATGCGGATCTCGGCCAGGTGCGGCGAGGTGAGCGTCGAGCGGGTCAACGCCTACCTCCGCACCATCTCTGCGGAGAAGGCCTCGACCACGGTCAGGGCCGAGCGGACGATCCTCCTCACGCTCTACCGCTGGGGCTACGAGACCGGGATGATCGCCGAGGCCCCCCGTGGCGTGATGCGGATCAAGAGTCGCAAAAGCCCTACGAAGGCCTGGACGATCGAGCAGCTCCGCTCGCTGGTGGAGGCGACCAAGGCCCACGAAGGCCACCGGCTCCGCAGCGGTGCCGACCTCGGCCTCTTCCTCCGCTGCTGGGTGCTCTTGGCCTACGAGTGCGGTGCGAGGTTCGGCGACGTGATGTCGTTCCGGTCGGAGCACATCGACGGCGACTCGCTCGCTTGGACGCAATCTAAGACGGGCGACCCGATGACCAGGTCGCTCACGCCGGCCTGCTTGTCGGCGGTTGACCAGATGATCGCCGGGTCGACCGACGGCACGATCCTCGGCTGGGTGTGCAAGCGGCGGCAGGCACAGCGGCTCATGAGGGATCTGATCGACGGAGTCGGCATTGGCGGCACATCGAAGTTTCTGCGGCGCAGCGGGGCGACTCACTGCGAAATGTCCCAGGCCGGAGCCGGCAGGCTTCACCTAGGACATCGCTCCTTTTCCCTCTTCGAGCAGGCCTATTGCGATTGGTCACAACTCAGGACGAAGACGCCAAAGACCCCGGCGATTGTTTGACACGAAAGGGCTCAAGGATGAGCGATTACTACTCCGACCCGACGGCGACGCTGCCGCTGTTTAACCAGCGACCCCCAAGCGTCAAAGGCTCGACGACATCCGCCCAAGCGGCTCAGTCTCTCGGGCCGGCAACGCTCAACGCTCTTCAAAGGCAGGTGCTCGCGCTGCTGCAGGCCACGCCTGAGGGGCTGACCGACGAAGAGATGCAGACCCGGCTGGCGATGAATCCGAGCACCCAGCGGCCCAGGCGGATCGAGCTGATGCGGCTGGGGCTGATCGTGACGGGCGGCACGCGGAAGACGAAGAGCAACAGGAACGCGGATGTTTGGAGGGTCGCGTAAAGAACGCGCCGTAGCGGCTCGTTCGGGCCGGCGGCATGGTTGGTGAAAGGACACGAAAGGAAAACGGTAATGGCTACACAATTTGCGATTGGGCACGAGATCTATATGACAACGATGACAACGGCGGAATGGGCTGAAGTTCCAAGCAACCCGAGGCAGCGTGACACCGAGAGGAGGGCGATGCAGGCAAAGCACCTCTACAGGCTGGAGGCGTCTCACCTTCTGGTCCACATGGCGGAATGGCCAGGCGGCCGTTGCAAGCTGGAGGGGCACACCAGGGCAAAGGTTTGGTCTGACAGGCCAGAGATTGCTCCTGAGCAACTTGACGTGCGCGTCTATATCGTGGCTGACATTGAGGAGGCGAAGCGGCTTTACGGTCACTTTAACAGCAAGGAGGAAGGCGAGACGGCTACAGATCGCGTGTTTGGGGCTATGCGTCAGTGCGGCATAGAACCGCAGAGCACGCTTATCCGGCAAGCCAGGTTTTCCAACGCCGTGCGGAGCGCTTACGGCTTTGTCTGTGGAATGTCTGTGAACTCCACTGGTACGCACTCGTCCGCGAAGAGCTCATCTATCTACGACGCGGTCGAGGAGTTTCGTGCAGAGATTCTCGCGCTGGACTCGCTTGACCTGAGCAAACACAAGGCTTACGGGCCTGTTTTGTGCTGCTACTTCATGGGTTACCGTAAGTACGGCAGCCAGGTCAACGAGTTTTTTGCGCGCTACGCCAGTGACGCTGGCGTCAAGGATGGCAAGTACAAGGACTGCGTTCAACTTTTCGCTGAAGCTATGGATGGGTTCCGGCACGTCGGGTCAGCGGGTTTTGAGCCGTTCAACGAAGCCTGCAGAATTGGGCTCGCGTGCATTGACCGCTGGACAAAGTCTCCATCGTCGATGTTCTCCCGCAGCCCGAAGTGCGACCCGTTCAAGTACATGGACTGATCGCAGCCGCCCACGTGATAGGCACGACAGCCGCTTCGACGCGGCGGGGCGGAATAGAAACGGAGGCCACAAATGGCCGGTGAATGGATCGCCTACGACCTCGCAATGCCCTCCAAACCGGAGGTTCAAGAGCTCATTGACATCACCGGCGAGCCGGTCGAGGTCGTGGTCTACCGCCTCCTGCAGCTCTGGGGCTGGGCCTCGATGCACTGTGCCGATGGCATGGCGAAAATGACCCCCCCCCGGCTCGTTCGCACCTGCGGAGGGACGATTGAATTCTGGCGGGCTGTTGAGAGTGTTGGATGGCTGGAGATCGACGAGACAGAGGCTACCGTTTCTGTCCCAGGCTGGGATCGACGGTTTAGCCAGGCCGCTAAGTCGAGAGCCCAGCACTCCGACCGATCTAGGGCTCAGGATGAGCGAAATCCTGACCGCCGGCGTCGCGCAGGCGTTGCCTGCGCTCAAGCGCAGCCAGCCGCTGCGCCTGAGCGCAGTAGAGGAGAGGAGATAAGAGGAGAAGATCCTCCTCCTCCGCGCGTAGGCTTCGCAGAATTGCGGGAAGCATGGAACAAAGGCCCCGGAAAGCGTTGGACGCCTCACAAGCCATGCGACAACGCCGAGGACCGACTCAACGATCCTGGCTGGTTTACCGCCGCCGTCGAGGCCATTGAGCGGCTCAAGACTGCGAAGTTCTTCAAGACGCCGCCGACGTTGATTCAATTTTGCCGCGATGGCTTCGTTGAGCGATGCCTCGGCGGTCAATACGACGCCGCAAAGACCGAAAAGGGTGGTTTTACAGGGGGAAAACCGGGATCGACGGACTATCGACCACCGGCAGAATGGACCGGAGACGATGCGGCACGGTTCGAGCTCACGAAGCGTCGAGAGCTGGAACGGCTCGCAAGGGCAGCCGCATCGTGAAGACCACCCCCACCCCTCGGAGGCTCATCATGAAGTCTTTTTTCCTCGCCGCTGTGATCGCATTGTCGGGTGTTGTTCACGCCGACACGGTTGTCGTTACGACCACGATCACCACGGCCCAGCAGGACGCCGAGACGATGGCCCGTACAGGCGTCCTAAGGCACTGCGGACGGGCAGGCGGTCGCAGAGAGGGTATCGGTTACGGCTCGACGCCAGAGGCTGCAGTGAGGGCCTGCTGCTTCTACGGGCGCTACCGCATCGTCGAGCGTGGCGTCGCCTACTCGCCGAGCCGTCGCGCCTACTTCGCCTGCTTGAGGTACGAGTGATGGGCAGCCTGAGCCGGCAGAAGGGGAAGCGTGGCGAGCGGGAGTGCGCCGCCGAGTTGGCGGCCGTCTTCTGCTGCCAAGCAAGGCGTGGCGTTCAGTACCAGGGCGGGCCAGACTCGCCCGATGTCGTGCTCGCTGGGATCGACGTACACGTCGAGGCCAAGCGCGTCGAGGCTCTGAACGTCTACAAGGCTCTTGAGCAGGCCAAGGCGGACGCAGGCCAAGGCAAGGTGCCGATCGTTTGGCATCGGCGTAACGGGCGATCGAGCGTCGTGATCGTCGACGTTGTCGATCTTGTGGCGCTTGCGAACGCGATCGTCGATGCGAGGCGGAAGGCGTTGGATGCGGAGATCATCGAAAACAACTCAGCGGAAAAGGCCTAGAAAACAAGCACTAAACGCACATGGCGAGCGAAAAGCACTTGTTTTATAGGCTCAATGCGATGTTGCAAAAGTGTTGCAAAATGATACTGCCGAAACGGCATTGCACCAAAAGGCCTATATTTATAGTGTTTTATGCACATGACGTGCAAAAAGGCCTATTTTTATAGGGCGGGACGCACTGTAGCAAAATGCTACACTCAAAAAGGTACTCCCTAGCCTGAAAAACTTTAGG